TAAACATGTTTCATCTGGTAGTGCATATGTTCAAGATTATTTAAATAGAAGAAGATAAAAAGGAGGTATTAAAAATGAATGAATTATATCATTTTGGAATACCTGGAATGAAGTGGGGTATAAGACGTTTTCAAAACCCTGATGGCTCTTTAACTGAAGAGGGAAAAAGAAGATATAGAATTGATTCTAATGGTAGGATTGTTAAATTAACAAGAAAGCAAAGAAAGTTAATTGAAAAACGATCAAAAACTTTAGCAGAAGCAAGAAAGAAAAAACTTCCACTTAGAGATAAACCTATAAGTGAAATGACGGATAAAGAATTACAGAAATATATTAATAGAATGGTTAATGAAAAACAAGCATTAATTTTAAAAAGAGAAATTTCTAATCTTAATCCAAAACATGTTTCTGCTGGTGAAAGGTTAATAAAAAAAGTTTTAAATGATACTGTAATGCCGGCTATGACAAATGTCGGAAGACAATATTTAGAAAAATTAGCAAGAGAATCATTAAAACTTAATGAAAAACAAGAACCTACTAAAGAACAAAAAGCACAAAGAGAAAGTCAGTATTGGCAAAATTTAAGTAATATAGAAAACAATAAAGCCAATTACAATAAGACAAAAGCTTTAAATGATGCTTATGCTAAAAATGGAGATTTATCCATATATAACGGACATAAAAAGAATAAATAAGGAGGATTGAGCTGTATGCCAAAATTTACAGATAGGCTTTCGCATGCTTGGAATGCCTTTATGAATAGAGACCCAACTCCTTATACATATAGACATGAAGAAATGGTGTCTTATTCTTATAGACCTGATCATTTTAGGCTTACTAGAGGTAACGAAAGAAGTGTAGTAACAGCGATTTATAATCGTTTAGCTTTAGATGTTGCCTCAATAAACATAAAACATATAAGAGAAGATAATAATGGATATTTTATAGAAACAATAGATTCTGATTTAAATAACTGTCTAACAGTTGAAGCAAATAAAGATCAAACAGCAAGAGCATTTATACAAGATGTTTGTATGTCTATGTTTGATGAAGGAGTTGTTGCTATTGTTCCTGTGGATACTAGTGTAAATCCAAGAATTACTGGTTCTTATGATATACATTCATTAAGAACTGGAAAGATTGTTGAATGGTATCCAGATATGGTCAAAGTAAATGTTTATAATGACCGCAAAGGAAAAAGAGAAGATATTATTTGCTATAAAAAGAATGTTGCGATTATAGAAAATCCATTATATTACATTATGAATGAACCTAATTCAACTTTACAAAGATTGATTAGGAAATTAAATTTATTAGATGTTATCGATGAACAGAATGGTTCTGGAAAATTAGATTTAATTATTCAGTTACCATATGTCATAAAAACAGAAGCAAGAAGAAGCCAAGCTGAACAAAGAAGAAAAGAAATAGAAATGCAATTAGCAGGTTCTAAATATGGTATTGCGTATACCGATGGTACAGAAAAAATTCAGCAATTAAATCGTTCAATAGAGAACAATATGATGGCTCAAGTGGAATATTTAACGAGCACACTATACAGTCAGTTAGGATTAACACCTGAGATATTAAATGGTACTGCTAATGAACAAACAATGATGAATTATTATTCTAGAACTATAGAGCCAATAGTTGCGGCTATTACAGATGGAATGAAAGTTAAGTTTTTAACAAAAACAGCAAGATCTCAAAAACAAACTATTAGTTTCTTTAGAGATCCTTTTAATTTAGTTCCTACTTCTAATCTTGCTGAATTAGCAGATAAATTTACAAGAAATGAAATTATGTCTTCTAATGAATTTAGACAAGTTGTTGGTTTATTGCCTGTAGATGATGCAAGGGCAAACGAATTAAGAAACAAAAACATTAATGCCGCTGATGGTCAAGAATTTGCAAATACGAATATGGAAGGACAACAATATATGGAACCTTCATATGAAGAAGGAGCGGAAGAACCAGAAGAGGTAGATGTTTTTAGTCAAAGAATAGATTGGAGGAATCAAAATGGCGAATAAAAAATATGATTTTGCCGGATGGGCCAGTCGTAATGATTTAAAATGTTCAGATGGAAGAACTATTAGAAAAGATGCTTTTAAAGATTGCGATGGTCAAATTGTTCCTTTAGTATGGAATCATCAACATAATGATTCAGATAACGTTTTAGGTCATGCTTTATTAGAAAATAGACCTGAAGGTATTTATAGTTATTGTTCATTTAATGATACAGAAAAGGGACAAAACGCAAAACTTTTAGTTCAACATGGAGATATTACTGGTTTATCTATTTATGCCAATAAATTAAAACAAGTTGGTGGAGATGTATTACATGGTGTTATTAGAGAAGTAAGCTTAGTATTAGCTGGAGCTAATCCAGGAGCATTTATTGATTCTGTAATGGCCCATGGAGAAGATTCAGATGAAGAAGCAGTAATATATACAGGAGAAGAATTAGAAGAAACAGAACCAAATGAAGTAAATTTGGAAAAAGATGAAGAAATTGAAGAAGAGATTGCAGATGACGAAGAAGACGAAGAAGAAAAATCTGAAGAACAATCTGAAGAACAAGCTCAAGAATCAATGGAACATTCTGATATGAAAAAGGAGAACAATATGCCTGAAAACAATGAAAAAACAATTCAAGAAGTAATTGACACAATGAATGAAGAACAAAAAAATGTAATGTATGCATTAATTGGTAATGCTTTAGAAGAAGTAGAAGGAGAAGAAGAAATGAAACAAAACGCATTTGACAATGATTTAAAAGACGCTGAAGATGTTATTTCTCATTCTGAGTTAATGGCTGTAGCTGATGATTTTAAACGCTACGGTAGTTTAAAAGATGCTTTCTTAGCTCATGGTATTGAACACCTTGACTTTATCGCACCTGAATACAAGAATGTTAGAAATGACATTCCTTTTATTAATACACAACCTGCTGGTTGGATTGATGTAGTATTAAACGGTGTACATCATACACCATTTGCAAAAGTAAAAATGGTATTTGCTGATATTACTATGGATACTGCTCGTGCTAAGGGTTATATTAACAAAGGCACTAAGAAAAAAGATGAAGTATTTAAATTATTACACAGAGAAGTTGGACCTACAACTATTTATAAGAAACAATCATTTGATAGAGATGATGTAATCGATATTACAGATTTAGACTTAATCGCTTGGGTTAAGAAAGAAATGAGAGTTAAATTAGATGAGGAAAGAGCAAGAGCATATATCTTTGGCGATGGTAGATCTGTTAGCGATGAAGATAGAATCGATGATAGCAAAATCATTCCTGTAGTAAAAGATACAGAAGAAAATTTATATGCTATGGAAGTTGAAGTTACTCCTAAACAAGATGAAGCATTAGGTAAAGCTTTAATCCGCTCATTAGTTAAAGGTATGGATAACTATGAAGGTTCTGGAAATGTTACTGCTTTCTTAAGAAGTGATATTGTTTCTGATTTATTATTACTTGAAGACCAAATTGGTCATAGATTATATAACAATATTAATGACTTAGCTTCTGCTATGGCAGTTGAAAAAGTTGTTAAAGTTCCAGCAAGCATCGTACCAGAAGGTAAATTAGGTGTTGCTTTAGACTTAAGAGATTACAATGTAGGTACTAATAGAGGCGGCGAAATTTCAATGTTTGATGATTTCGATATTGACTACAATAAGATGAAATATTTAATTGAAACTCGTCAATCTGGTGCATTAACTTTACCGCATTCAGCAATTGTATTAGTTGATAATTCTAATAGTGGTAATAATGAAGAAAACGAAGGTTAATTAATGTTTTAGAAAGGAAAATTCAAAATGGCGAAGTGGGCAGGTAAAATCGGATTTCAAACAACAGAAGAAGTTTCTTTAGGTGTTTGGGAAGAAAAGATAATTGAGCGTCAATATTATGGCGATGTAACTAAAAACTTTAGATCATTAGATAACGACTCAGAAATTAACAATGGAGTATCAGTATCTAATCAAATAAGTTTTGTGGCTGATCCATACGCTAATGAGAATTTTCATAATATTAGATATACATATTTTATGGGTACTAAATGGAGAGTTCATAATATCGAAGTTCAGTATCCTAGATTAATAATGAGTTTAGGAGGTGTATGGAATGGACAAGAGGGAGGAGCTTCACAATGTTCTTGTTAACTTTTTAGGATCTAACCGAGTGTACTTCCAACCTCCTGCAAGGTTAGAATACCCTTGTGTAATTTATCAACTCGAAGATTTCGATGTTGATTATGGAGATGATAAAGTTTATCGTATGAAAAAACAATATACTATTACATTAATAGGAAGAAATCCTGATACAGATGAATTTGTGAAAAATATGTTTTCACTACCATATTGTAGTTTTAATAGACGTTTTATTAATGATAATCTTTATCATGATGTATTTAATTTATATTGGTAAAAACGGAGGAAATAAATAATGAAATTAGTTTGGGATCAAGTGTCTGAAAAACTATATGAAACTGGTACTGATAGAGGTGTATTATACCAAGTTGATAGCAATGGTGCTTATTCAAAAGGTGTAGCATGGAATGGTCTTACTGGTGTTGATGAAAACCCATCAGGCGGTGAAGCAACTGATAAATATGCAGATAATATTAAATATTTAAGTTTAATGTCAAAAGAAGATTACAAATGTACAATTAAAGCATTTACTTATCCAGAAGAATTTGAAGAATGTGATGGTTCTATGGAATTAGCTAAAGGCGTTTATATTGGTCAACAAAATAGAAAAGGATTTGGCTTCTCTTATAGATCATTGGTTGGTAATGATACAGAAGGTAATGAATATGGTTATAAAATTCATTTAATTTATGGTTGTAAGGCATCACCATCTTCTAAATCATATACTACAATTAA